TACTTAGCTCAACCTGCTTGGATTATCCAAGGACAGGTCGTTGCTGAGCCTGAGCAAGCAAAAGCTATTATTGAGCAGTCTAAGCAATTATATCAACAGCAATTAGAAAAAGGAAGGCAAGAGGGTAATTTAGAGTTACCTCCTGAGCCTCAGATAGAAGAAATAACTTTTGCAGATTTAGTTAATACCAAACAAATAGAAGTTGTTGTAGTCCCAACTAAAAGAATTAAACAATGTGTAATTATGGGCGATAAACACCTCTATTCTCGTATCCTCCCTGTAGATAAGTATCCGCTTGTATTCTTTATGAATCAACATACCAGAACCCCCTATCCTATGTCAGATGTTCGTATGGTTAAAGGTATGCAGGAATATATCAACAAGACGAGAAGTTTGATTATCGCCCACGCTACTACCAGTACAAATACAAAGATTTTAATACCATCAGGTTCGGTAGATATGAGGGAGTTCGAGCAGAAATGGGCTCAGCCTGGAGTAGCCATCGAGGTTGATTTTGATCAAGGGCAGCCAACCCCCGTTCAGCCAACTCCCTTGCCGAACGAGCTGTATTCAAATGAACAAACAGCCAAAAATGATATTGACCATCAATTAGGTCTTTATGAGATGACTATGGGTAATTCACAAGCAGCTCCTCATACTTATAAGGC